AAAGAACTTAATGAACTTAAAACCTGCTCAGCGTGGTAATGTAACAAAAGCCATGCAGAAGAATAAAAATGGGTTTAACAAGTTCTTAAAATTACTAAATAGATAGTATAATTAAAATATATTAATTAGGAGATAAAAACAATGGCCTTATGGGGAAAATCAACATCGGTAGAAAGCCGACCTAAATTTTTAAGAGATAAAGACACCGCTGAGTACAAAACAGAACATGCTTTTGCTACACAAAGTGGTTGGTCATATAAAGCAGGAACTTCAGCTAGTGGAAACGATAACACCGATGCAACACCAGAAATTCTGGTAGCAATGGGTGGTTTGGCCGCTACATTGGGAGCAGCTAATATATTATCAGCAGACTTTACCGCAGGTGAATATGCTCGTACAGAAACATTTGATATCGCATTGACCTTTGATGAAGCTATTACAGTAACATCAGCAGCATGGTCAGCAGATCAAGTTATATCTAACAAGGTATACTTCACCATAGCGAATTATGGGCCAACGGATATGGCTGATGATGGTTCTATGCAAATGCAGTATTACTCAGGTAGTGGAACTAACAGACTAGTGTTCAGAGGAAGAATTCCAGGAACAGCAGTTGCTGGTGGTTACTTGGGACATACTACATATACTTTAGGAACCAATGGTTCATCTGCAATGGTTGATTCAAATTCAACAGCAGTTACAGAAGGTGATATGGCAGGTGGTAGTGCAATCGGTGGACCAGCAGGTAGTGCTGAGTTATTCGGTAATGCAGTATTCAAGACAGGTTCTACTGTTTATACAGAAGAAACTAAAGCCGGATCAAGTTCAGGTTCTGCACAGATATTGTATGGCGTAACAACAGCTGTATCATAGAATTTAGGATAACATAATGAAAAGCTTTAAAACTTATTTAAAAGAAGTAGCTTTAGGCACCGGAACAGCTGGAATTACAGCTGACGGTGATTTTGACTTCCATAGAATAGACCAAGAAGATGTTAAGAGCCGAGTTAATACTTGGCTCTCAGCTAATATGCAGATGGAGTTCACTACAGTAAATGCAGCACTCAATCAATTAGCAGCGAAAACACAACAGATGGGTATTACATTTGATGTTCAAGTAGAAGCTGCAGGAGAAAGTGGTTCACTTCGAATACCTTTATCAGTATTTGGTGAAAAACATGATCCTTCAGGAGTATATGTTTCTAATATGGGTTCAACTATTCCAGAAGGACTAGTATTAGATATACAATACGAGAAAATGCCTACTGGCGGATTTAGAGTATCAGGACAAATTCAATAACTCTTTTGTAAGTCATATATACTTACATGATGGATATTTTTGAAGAACTCAATGAGGAGAATTTTACTTTATTCGCGATTCGTCATTACGATAATCCACAATGTACATCAACTGAAGAATTCTATGAAGATATGAGAAGGTTTAGATACCTGAAAAGACTTCTTAAACGATATTACAAAAATGGCGAATTACGGGAAAGATTAATTCTCAATCATCTTATAGTATTAAATAATCTGTTTGGCGTAGAACACGCTATACGAATGTTAAAGTATAAGATAGAAGAGGAATTCTGGCCTGTACTTAAAACTTGCCTTATATATTTAGAGTATGTTGACGATAGTTGGGAATTAAATATTCCTTTAGATCAAGAAGTAACAGATAGACTAAGAGAATTATAATATATGTCCAGAGGAATAGATACCGTAATAGTATTCAGAGTTTTAAAACTCTTAACTACACCATGGAAAGACCATGCCGCATTCAAACAAGGTTTAATAGACGAAAAGGGC